TTTGCAAATGATGCGGCAGAATGTGTTTCAGTTCTTGCTATTGTTATCGCTCTGCGTCTGCCGATTGTTGACACCCTATCTTGAATTAGTCTTGCTATCTGCGACGGTCCTAGATCTTCTCCTGTGCCATCTAAAATTGCTTTTCTTATTAATGCTAAGGTAGTTGCTGAGATCAGCTCAATTCTTGTGCCGACTTGAGTATTTATATATTCATCAAGATAATTTTCAAAAGGTGATTGCTTTTGCCTCAATAAAACAAATCTATCAATCATTGCACTCATAACAGCACGCACGTTTGGCACGATTACATCTGATAAATCTTTAATTATCAGTCTTTGATCTATTGCATTTATGCCGCCATATTCATACTGATCTGCAGATCTTTTGCCTATTCGATTAAAAGATGTAATAAGCTGTTGCGCCAAATTGCGTTCATAGCCATTACGAATTCTGTTTTGTTCTGTTACTTCTCTGCGTGCAGATAATAAACGCCCTCGTCGTTGCTTTACTGCAAACATTATTTTTTCTTTTTGCTTTTTAAGGGATGACCTTCTGGCAGTAAATCTAGATCAAATTTACCTGATCTAAATTTATTATTTCTAACGGCGTATAAAAAAGCATTAATTCTGGCTAGTGCCCATTGATCACTACTTGTAACAGTCGGACGAACCGAAGAAGGGTTCGTGTTAAAAGCCCCTACGCCACGCCGAAAAACCGCTTCTAACATTCGCTGAGTCACACGCTTACCTTTTTTGTCTCCGTGCTCATCATTATGGTCTTTTACTTTATTAGCTATCGCTTTTTTTATTTTTTCACTGACCTTAGTTTGCTTTTCTTCAAAGACTCCATCAATCAAAGCATCAACAGATAGGTTTTTGTCACGCTCTTTATTTAATTCATCAACCTTGCGGCGTGCCCATGATTGCCCTGCATCACCACCCCATAGCAAGTTTGCTATCTTACCAGCACTAGGGTATCCATCCTCACCCCTTCTAAATCCTTCCGCTTCTTTATCGACCTCATGGCGGCTAAAGAAACTGTGCATACGCCTTACTGTTGATGGTGACAAATTATCCCTACGAACAAGTTGATTAGCTCTAGCAACACCTATCGCTGTACCACCTCTGCCGAATTCCTTTCTAAGTTCAAGCCCACGTCTTGCATTCTGCGCCATTTCTTCTGTCGGCTTTGTGTCAATATCTTCTTCAGCCTTCGGTGTTACAAGATCACGGCCAGTCAATCTTGTGTAGTCTGCATGACTAGCACAAGGCATGTAAACAGTTCCGTTTTCAGTTTCATGAGAATGAATTCCAGTACAACCTATTTCTTCTGAACGCTCTTCAGCCTCTCTTTCAGTTGTAAAAATATCTTTTTCAACTTCTCTTTTGCCGCCGTATATATCTGCTTTTGGGGTCTCTAAGTCATCACCTGTAAGCCGTGTGTAATCCGCATGACTTGAGCAAGGCATATACACAGTGCCATTTTCGGTTTCATGAGCATGTGTGCCACTGCATCCTATCTCGTCAGCACGTTCTTGAGCTTCTGCTTCAGTTGTAAATACATCTCGCTCAACTTCTCTTTTGCCGATATAAATATCTTTTGCATCTTCGTCATTTGCATCCTCCGTGTTTGGTGCACCTAATGGGAAAAGGTTTGCCGCAATATAAACATCATCGCCGCCTGTAATGTCATCCAAACCAAGGCGTTGTCTTGCTTCATTGCGGCTTATAATCCCTTCTCTAACTGCGTTGATTACATTGTCATAAATCCTACGTCTGCGCTCTGCCATTGCTGGTATAGAGTCAATGTCGTATTTGATGTGTATATTATCGCCATAAGCTGGGGCAAGCCACTCGTTTAAGTCGCTCTGCATCCGCATCATCAATGGCACGATTGTGTCCTCATACAAAGCAAGCCTAGCTTCCTGCACATTTGCATATGTCTGCGCATCTGGCACACCTACTAGCTGGCTTGGTACACCGAAGCATAATGCAATATCTCTTGCACTCATGTTCTTCAATTCAAGGAAATCCATGTCCTTCGGCGTTAATCCCATTTCCTTCCAATCAAAATCACCTTCTAATAACATCGCACGCCCTGAATTATCAGGACCGCTAAATCGTGCATTAAGATCGGTATGTAGTTGCTGTCTTTGTGCTTCTGATAACTGCACTGGCATCCCTGCATCATCCTTTGGCTTAAATACAATAGCACCTGAAGGTCTGGCACCATTGTTTAGCAAATTGACATTATGTCGTGCCGCAAGGTTGTGCTGATCAATATCAACAGCCGCCGCACTGATAGGTGATAGCCCATAATAATCATCAAGCGGGTTCCATAATTTAATATGCTTGACTTCTGATGCGCCTGTCTCTTGGTCTACATCATACTGAGCTACAACTTGTCCGCCTATTTTGTATTGATAATTTTTAGGGATCTGCGTCTTGCTCGGTGTTATTGTCATGCGATCAGGGCGTAGGATATGCAATTCACTGGGACGCCCGTTTACATCTGATCGTAAGGCGTATGAATTACCATCAAGCAATAAATACGAGTAAAGCGACTGAAAATACTCAGTGCCAGCCATCTGTGGATTTGGTCTTTGTAATAATATTTCTAATGGATGATTTTCAATCTGCGTATCGCCATCGAATATATTAAATTTTACAGCCGATGCGCCGTTTGCTATTTCATTTATACACCGATAAACGATTGCGTTTTGTTGGTAGCCCTCTTGTGATAATTTTTGATAAGTATATTTAGATTGATTGTATGCGGTCACTCCTTGATACATGACCATTGGAAATTCTTTACGCTCAAGGCTGGGCGGGTTGATAAAATTAGCAAGTCGCTGTCTGAAAGTCGGCATTAGCTTATTCTCCACTGTGCCTGTCCATCTGAACGGCTTAACTCTGTCAATGCCCAAACTAGAGCATCTAATCTATCAGGTGATTTACCATCACCAGTGTAAAAACACATTTGTTCTTCTAACTTAGCAAATATTCCTGAATGTGACACCTTTTTTTGTTCATACAGGGCGGCTATGGGTTCTGCCCTTATCATCTTGCCCCTTGTTGCCCTAACAGATCTTATCGGAACATTTTTATCAATAGTGGTCAAAAGCTTTTCGACAAGATCCCCGCCATTATTTACTTCAACCACAATCCTGTCTGCTTCATATCTATAAAAAGCCTTTATCGCTTCACGCATCCAGCCATCAGGTGAATTTTTTTGTGAAATATCATCAATGATATAAAAACGATTATCAATCCCACGACCAGCTACAATAATTCCAGTCTCGTCTGAATGTTTGTTATTAGTAACAGCTGGATCTATTGAAACGACTATTCTTCGCATTTCAGGCAAATCATTTTCATTAATTCTATTATCGTCTAATATTTTATTATCCCATAATGCACCTTCAACTTCGTCTACTATTTCCGCATAAAGTTCTTGTCTACCTAAGACTGTTGACCCGTATTTATCTTCTAAAGCGGCTAAAGCAGACGGTGCAAGATTTTGCGCGTTTTCAAATGTATTTCCCTTTGTGATATGCACGCCGCTTCTATTCATAAGTTCTTTAATTATTTTTGTCGGCTTAGGTGTAGTCGTTATTATGCATTGCGGTTTATGCCCTAATCTCAGTCCGAACATTAATTGATCAAATGTCTCAGGATATCGCCACGCCGCTAACTCATCGCACCATGCCCTATGAAATTGCGGTCCTCTTAGTCTATCAGGCTCAGTCGCTGAAAATCCAATTATCTTTGATCCATTTTTTAATCTTATCTCTTGTGATGTTGCATTGTATCCCTGCCCCCTACCGTCTATGAGTTCAGTTCTAGGCATTAAAGTCATAATACCAGACACGCCACCGAAAGCGACTCGCTTGATATCACCGAATGTCGGAGTCACAACAGCAGATATAGTATTAGGATTTGCAATGGCATAGGTGATAATATCCTCAGCGCCTGTGCGTGTTTTGCCCCAACCCCTGCCAGCTAATATCAGCCATATATTCCATTCGCCATTAGGCGTTAGTTGCTGATCTCTTGCTGTGTCAAGCCAATTGCTAATGGACCGAATAGTTGTCTGCCCGTGACTCTCTAAGGTCGAGTAATCTTTGCATATTTCTTCTAAACGCATCATCTGCTTCTATATCTACGCTCGTCTTGTTTATCTCCGATGCTTCACCTAATGCAAGCCTTCCTAGCTTTTGTGCATTGAGTGCTGTCACGGATAAATCTTTAATTTCTGAATGAGGCAAACCTTGTGAATTTTGATTTATCTTTTGTAGTGTTTGACTAGCCTGCAACTTACGCCCAACTTCGTTTATCATGCCTTCTGCTATAGATAGGCACTTCTCATCAAATCTAGCTATCGTTTCTGCAATCTTAGATGTCTTTTTCGTCATTGCTTTTTTTTCTATTGTTTTTTTGTATTCATGTTTTAGCAATATCCAATTTTCTAATTTTGACCATCTACTAATAGTTTGCACAGTCGTATTATATTTCTGTGCCAATTCACTCATTGATGGGTTATAATGCACCCCTTCTTTAACTATACCCTCAATATATTGTTTTTTTATTTGTTCCCTTGTGTTGATATCTACACGACTAGGCATTTTGTTAACATTCCTTCACTATTAATTTAATATATGGAGCGAGGTGGTCGGTGTCGCACCGCCGCTGTTTTAGCTGGTAGCTAAACATCGCCTGCTTACCCCGCATGTTCATTATATCTTTTAGGATATGGTTTTGCCAAGTCCCTAAGTTTGTCTCTCATTGATTGATTTAATGGATATAGATATTTATGTTTTCCCTTATCTTCTATAAGATGAGCGCATGGATCTATATAGTTTTTGATGGAGTCTAATATTGACATGCCTTCTGGTCTACCTTTAACAGGTTTGTAGTCTGATACAGTCCTAGGGTGTATTTTTTTTCCATTTATCATATAAAACTTATTGATCTTTGTTTTTCCTACATAAGTCCAATTAGTTGCTTGATAAATACCGCCATGATGATTTTGCATTAAATCGGAAAAGCTGATAATCAACTGGAGATCAGGGCTAAACTGTTTTAGCTTTTTAATACATATAGATAATATGCGGCTTACAGGTGCATCATGCTTAGATAATGCTATACGTGTCAGCTCACAGCCCTGCTTTTGATTAAGCCCATATTCTTTATATAAAAATGGGGATGCGCCCCTACTAAAAAGCACTATCCCTATAAATTTTTTATTTTCCCAGACACCTAGCTTTACAGATTTGCCTCTGGGCACTGCTTTGGAATAATGATAATTCATGCAAGCATAGGTTACCGCCTTGCCTGATGCCCAGTCTATATATAAATTACCAGACATCTTTTATATTAAACTCGTGATCACATTTAGGACAGATTACAATCTTTGCATCAATTTTTGACAAGTCGCCTTGCTCATCTTCTGTAGCTGGCTCAAAGTTTGGCTCAAAAAAAAGTTGTTCAATTTCTTCTAATGAAAATCCAGTCAAATTAAGATTGAAGTCTTGATCTCTTAAAATATCCATTTCATTTTTAAGCATTTCAATATTCCACTCACTATCTAATGCAAGCTTATTGTCCGCTATAACATATGCTTTTTTTTGATCTTCTGTTAGGTGCCCTGCAAGAATTACAGGCACTTCAGTCATGCCTAATAACTGAGCGGCCATGAGTCTGCCATGACCAGCGACTATTTCATTTTTATTGTCTAAAATTATTGGATTTAAAAAACCAAATTCTTGAATACTTTTTGCAATTCTTTTTATTTGATCATCGCTATGAATTCGTGAATTGTTTTCATAAGGTGAAATTTTTGTAATTTGTATTTTATCAAGTGTTATTTCACTTAGCATAATAAACCTATTCGCTGTGCTTACAGTTATATGGGGCGAGTGAATGGGAGTACACCCGCCCCTCCGAACAAGGAAGTTTTTGTATAGCATTATTCGTCATAATGCACAACCTCCTCGTAACATCGTGTCGTAGTGTTATACTTAAAATAACATTCTCCGATATTACCATAAACATCCTGCTCCCTGATCTTCCGCATAATTACCCTTGTTTCGTTTGTTTCAAAGTCTCTATGCACAACCATGCCGACATCCGCCATATTATTCCAATGCGCTGATCCTGCGATTTGATACAGATCAGGTGCTGGAATAATACCTTCGTCTGTCCGATACAGCTTATGAGGATGTGCTACCATCCAAACAGTTGTATTGAAGTACTGACCAAATCTTTGGCATTTAGCAATCAAGTCACGAATATGTTCATCTTCTCGCTTGCCACCATCTCTTGTCGCATCTATCTTATTGAACGGATCAATGACTAAACCATCTAAACCATAACGCAGATTTATTTGTTTTGCTCGGTCAAGTATGTAGTCGATGGTTGGGATTTCATCTCCACTTTCTATAAAATGAAAATGATTGTTTAACCAATCAATACCTTGCCTGACCTCTGACTCGCTCATGCGACTTGTTGGTCCATGTTCAAATGGTTTTTTTATACGCTTTTCTAGTAATCGTCTTAGATGTTGTTGTGTTGAATGTTCGGGGCTAAATATTCCAAATTTCCAAGACTGGCTTTCTGCCATGTTTACAATTATTTGATCAAGAAAATTTGATTTACCATGGTTTGGTACACCAGTTATAACATGAAAAGTTGCTGGCATTATTTTGTAAATTTTATCTAATTCATAAAAGCCTGTGCTAAGTGGTTTTGCTGTGCGCCCGTAATATAAATCTAATACACCGCCTAGATATTGTTGTGCTGTAAAAACGCCATCTATCGGATTAGGTTTTGCATTTTCAATACAATCTTTTACAGTTGTTTTACCAAATGCAATTAATGTTTCGTTGGCATCTTTACAAGTAACATCGTGCATATCAGGCCATTCAACACGCCAGCAGATATCCTTGCCAAATCTATGTTGCAATTCATCGGCTAGTGCTTGGCCAGCTTCATCCATATCCACAGCAATAATTATTTTTTTTGCTTTATGATTTTCTAAATTTGCAAGAATTTCAAAACGCTTATCATTATCACGGTATTCAGCTTTTGCTGGTGCGCCATCTGGCAGGCTTATAACGTTTTGATAACCACATTCAAAAAGTGATAAAACATCCATTTCACCTTCAACGATAATCAACGTTTCTTGTTCTAATAGATCAAGGTTTTCAAACATATAAAATTGTTTTCTAGCATCTTTTTCTTGTCTGAATTTTTTATCTGCTGTGCGATATTTGATATTATACAATTCACCTTTATGACGATACGGAAAGGCAATACATTTTTCTCTTGCATCACCAAATTTCATTATCGTTTTATAAATTGCAAAAACATTTACGGTCTGCTTTGAAATGCCCCTCTTTTCAAACCACGTATAAAATTTATCGTCAGCATGCCGATCTTCTGGTAAGCTTAAATTGCGTATTTTCCTTGGCTGTGGGTTGTATACAGCCCCTGCGATGTTGCCAGACCATCCGCAATTATGACATTTCCATACTGCCCCGCCATCAGGATCTACTTTCACAGATAAGCAAAGATCTTTTTTATTTTTTCTTTTATGCGAGCATTGTGGGCATGTCGTTTTGTGATTGCCAATATTATTTGATTTAATCTTAATTCCTTGTTCGTAAAGTGTCATCCTGCAATCCTATTTCTATTTGTTTTCTGCTTTGGTTCCTCAAGAATATCAAAATACCTTTCCTGATTTAACCATGTTGAAGCGTGCGGTATAAATTTTGGATCTGTATTTTTTTGAGATGATGCAAATTGTTTTGTTGCGTAGATTAATTTTGGTTGTGAAATTTTTTTAATTGCAGATTTAAATTTATTAAAAGCATCTTTTTTAGATGAATTTGGCCTTTTAGGATATTCAAGCCAAAATTCTAAAAATTCAGATGTATATTCTGATTGGTTAATATGATTGGTTATATCCCCTGTTGATTTTGACAGGGGGGTGGGTGTCAATATGACAGGGGGGTGGGTTTCATTTTGACACTCTAGTTTTAAAGTATATACATTTGATGTCTGGCGGTTTTTATCGCCATAAGCTTGGTATCTTTCTCGTATTTCAATTAAAGATTTTTTGCGTAAATCATGCAATGATCGTCTTGCGGTTGACTCAGAACACTCTGCCATATTTGCTATTTTTTTTATGCTTGGAAAACATGTAAAATCTTGATCAGCATAATTTGCTAATATCCAAAGTATACATTTATTAGTTGAATTACCAGCTTTTTGTTCGCTAGCCCATTTCATAGCCTCAAAGCTCATTATTATTCCTCCTTGTTCGTTCAAGAATACAATAATATGATTTTATTGTAGCAGTAAACAAAAAAAAGAGCAGACCGAAATCTGCCCTTTTTAATTCTAATTAATCAAAAGAGTTGGATACTCATTTCGAGTTTTTATTCGGCCATCATAGGTCGCTAATAAAACATCCCATGATGAAAAGTAAGTATAGATTTGATGATTGAGCAATACTCTATATAAATCTCTGTCTTCGTCATACTCAAGAATACCCTTAACTGAAATCTGGGTATCAAAATCTGACCGCCCTTTTTCTGGGTTTTTACACCAAGAAACGACCACTTGCTCTGAAACTGAAATTTGACAAAAATGAACCATCGCCTCTCTTGATGAAGCAACATAATTTTCTTTATCAATTCTTTCGTCAAACGGTATAAAATCTTTTGATGTAATGATGATGTTTCTGTAGTTGAATTCAAACATTTGAGTTTTCCCTTTTAAAAATAAAAAAATATGCGGCACGTGCCTCTCGCATCTCTGCGCTTGATGTTTATTTACAATGTCAAATAACATATTTTTGATTTTGTTACATTATACCATATTTATTTTATTCTGTCAAGAACAATTTTTATCAACAAAACTAGGCTTTGTAATTTTTTTGCGTTTGCGTGCACGTTTTCTTGCTTGTTCGTATTCTCTTAATGGGTTTAATCTGCCAACATACGGGTAAATTTTTTTCATCGCCTAGACATATAGGCTTGAACACCCATGTAAGCGCCGACGACACCAGCCTGAGCAATGTAAAAAAGCCCCAGCAGATCAGCCAAAGCATTGACGCGACTATCAGGTATAATAGGCATAAATAAAGCGGCACTAAAGACAAGCATGCTAAACATAGCCAGCCAAGCCATTCGTTGTTGCGCTTCCGATTTTGACTCTCTAAGCTCAAGCTCTATGAGTTCTTTTTCTCTTGAAATTTCTTCATCTGTGATAACCCCATCCCCATCAAGATCATGCTTGCTGTATTTTGTATTTTCTTCAAATTTTTTCGGCATTTTCTAATTCCGTTTGTAATTGTCTGACCCGATATTTAATGCGTGATATGTTGTCGGGATTAGAAGCTCCCGCTGTCCGTCTTTGTAAACTTTCCAAACTAACAAAGCCGCCACAATTAGAACACTTAATATTAATATAATTGCAACTGTCTGAAACCACTCCCGATACTTTGCCCACTTACGTATTTGCTCCTGCCTCTCTAATTTTTCTTGTTCTTTTTGTTGTCTTACTCGCTCTTGATAATCTTGTTTTATTTTTTCAAATGTGCCATGTCCGTAGCGTCTATTTATTAGGACACGTAATTCGTCTAGATCCTCAAGCATATTTCTATATTCGATCTCTTCAGATGCTACATCACCAAAGCTTATCGATGATTTAGAATAACGCTTTTCGTTGAATTGCCTATGACCTTCAAAAATGCTTGTAAGAGCGTGCCCGATTTGTTGAGCATCTGACATCCCCTCTTTTGCATTTTTAAGAAATTCAAAACCTTGTCGAGCAAGTGCAATGCCAGTTAAAGTTGCTGATATTGGTTCTACCATCTTAGCCTTAAGCCATCTGGCTTGTGTTAGCACCTTTTGGTGTATACTGATTATAAACATAATATTTATTATTGACCAGCATCGAATATGGTTTATATTCGTAGACGAACAAGGAGAACTCAAGATGCTTTCAAATGATCCATTCAATACACATGGTCTTGACCATATTTCCGCCAGTCAAATTAATACATTTATACATTCGCCATTTTTATGGGCATGCCGTGTAGCAAATGTTCATAATCCAGTTGGTATTTCAGCCTTTCGAGGATCTGCAATTGAGGCGGCGGCTATTGCCATCGGTCAAAAAAAATTGGGAAAACATGCGGCTCTGGCAACTGCCGAACAAAAATTTTTCAAAGAACTTAAATACGCAGACTTTTCACAAGATGATGAAAAAGTAAAAAAAGAATTATCTACAATCACAAGAACAGTAGAAATGCTTTTTCAATCTTTTGATGATGATGTTATTGAGTCACAAAAAAAAATTTCACTTCAATTAGATGA